CGGTCAAGACTTTTGGGTTTGTGGTAGGAATGTGGCACCACGTATTGCCAATGCCTGCCAGTGTTATCTGAAGGTGCAAGGCAATTTGATTGCCCTTGTTCGTCCTGATGCGTCGAATCGTCTTTGGGGTATTCCACCCAAGTTCTCCGCAGCTTATGCGCGGGCTCGTGGTGTTGGGAACTCAGCGATTGCGTCTCTGGCCGGCTTGATGCCTGATCATCCTGTTGCCAAAGCCATTGTTGGATTAGGTTCCGCTGGTGTGGTGGCAGGTGCTTTGTACAAGCTTTTGAAGTCTGATGTTGATGCTGAGCCCCCTGTGGCCAAGGCACCTGAATCGCCAAAAGTTGTTCCGTTGAAGCCGGCTCTGAAAGCTGCGGCATTAACTGCTGATGTTGAAAAACGTAAAGCGGCAGGTATGTTGTTTAATGCTCAGGGTTTCTGGTCTTTTGCGGCACCCGTTGAGAAGGCGCCTGATCAAGGTGTTACTCGCGGTTGTATCCACATGAAAGATTGTCCAGCTAAGCTTGCAGGCCTCGTTGATTCGAGTGCTGTTGCTAGTTGCAACTTGGAATGTGGTGGTCACCATTGCATACATTTTACTGAGTGCAAGGCGCCCAAGAAACCGCAGGGAAAGTCTCGTGGTCACGCTAAGAAGCGTGTGACGTGGATTGATTATGAAGAGGACGGCGTTACGCCGAAATCGGATGATCCTGAAAACATGGAAAGATTTTTTCAGAAAAATCCCCACATGCGTCCTGATGCTGATCATGATGTGTTTGCTGATTTGGGCGGTGAGTCCGATGATGAAACTGAGTATATGGCTGCCTATGATGCCGCTCAAAATGAGGGCTCAGGCGCCAGGTACGGAAAACGTCGTTCGCGTAAGAATGCGCAATCAGCAACTGTTGCTCGTGTTCCCACATGTATTCATTACTGTGGTTTGAAGCACCCAACAGGTCCGTGTGGTGTTGCTTGCAAGGACAGAAATTGTGCGCACATCTGTGGTTGTTCTGCCACTGAGCCCCCTGTGGCTCAGAAGAAGCAGTCTGAAGGCAGCCACAAGTGCAAGTCTTGTGACAATATGTGTGCTGAGAATTATCTCACATGCCGTGCGTGCAACGTGAAGGGAAAGCCAAAGTGTGCCACCCCTGCTTGCAAGGGCATTTGTTTCCGAAAGGGATCATCTGTTTGCGGCAAGTGTTTTCAGTTGCAGCGTTCTGCTGGTAAAGGCGGTGCTAGTGCCCAAAAGGCACATGGCAAGTTTTGGGAGAATTATTCCCACGGCCCCCAGCGTGTGAGTTGCTCGAAGTTGCAATGCCCCCAAGGTTTTGGCTTTACGCCGCAGTTTGCGCGTGCCAGCTGGGAGGCTATGCAGGTTCCCGTTTTTGACATGAACCGGCACCAAATTTTTTGGGCTTTAAAGTGGGGTTCAACGCTTATTGTGTTGGATCATCATAATGAAGATGCCGTGATGATTAATGGTGTTCGTGTCACTTTGTCAGAGCATCCTCATTGCTCGGCTGAGCAGTCCGGTGTTGAACATGGAGGTTTTTATGCTGTACCTGTCAATGTCGTTGGGCTGTCGCCTGGTTCTCAGTGCCCTATTTCTTCTCAGACGTCTCGTGGAAGTGCCAAATTGATTATTGGCCCCAAGGACGCCGATGGGATGTTTGTTGGTGACGGCTTGTATAGCATTACCTCTTTTCCCGGAGATTGTGGTGGCCTCGTATTGAATTCGCCTTCATTGGCGAGCGACAAACACAAACTTGTGGGCATTCATGTTTCTTCGGATGATCGTGCAAAGGGTGCAACTTGTTGCTATTTGCCCATGCTTACGATCAAGTCTTTTTTACTCCGTTGACGCCATATTTCCCCAGTGAGTACCCTGTATTATGGGAAACTGTACGAAAACAGTACTCACTTGATGTGGAGTGTGGCGTAAATCGGTTTGTATTTTATAAACCTCAACCTAAGACTATTTTTCCTTTGGCTGAGGTTCCAGACATTTTTCCGTTTGAATTTTTGTATGCTTCCCCCAATTTTTCGAAGCGAGGTGTGTTTGATAACCTTGAGCCGTTTTTCCTTCCGACTACAGAGAAGTTTGATTCCTCTGTTTTACAGAAAGCGTGTGCTCAGGTTTTTTCAATTTTATCCAAGAAAGTTTGTTTATCCCATTGTTGCCCAGTTGGTGCAGCTCTGAGCGAGTTTAAGATGAAGTCATCGCCTGGTTTTCCGTACAATTCTGTTTACGATACCAAGGGTCATGTTTTGGCTTATGATTTTCGAACCGTTCATGACAATGCAATGATGTATCTTGATGGTACGTCGCCAGCTGTTCCTATTTGGTATGTTTTTCCAAAGAAAGAATTGCTCCCTGTGGCAAAGGTCAACAAGGGCGGAGTTCGCACGATACAGTGTGCTCCGATTGATTTTCTATTGGCATGTCAGATAGCTTTTACTGAACAGAATCGCTCATTCATTGAGGCTGGTTTGTTTCAGGTTGGTGAAGTGCTTGAGTACGGCGGTTTTACCGCCTGGTGTAAAAAGCGCTCCCTATTTGACAAATTTTTGAGCGTCGACGGCGCTAAGTTTGATCGTTCAATCTGTTCGCTCCTCATGCAAATTGTGTGTGAGTTCAGAGCCAGGTTGCATTCTGATCCTGATGTTGTTCGTCGCTTGTATGATGGGATTATCAATGCTCATCTCGTTGATGGCTTCGGCTCTTTGTATTTTAAGGAGCATGGAAACCCTTCGGGTTCATTGAACACTACAATTGATAACTGTATCGTCACCATGGTCGTAGTCGCTTATAGCGTAATTCGGGCCGGTTTCGATTTTACAGAGTGGTGGTTGGTCAATCAGACCGATATTTTCGGCGATGATCTTAATCTCAACATGCGCGGAGAGTATGTTATATCATTTGAGGAATTAAAGCAAAATGCAGCTGAGCTTGGCATAACTTATGACCTGTCTGTTGACAGTGAGTCAATTATTAGCCAAGTTTTCTTCGGTAAGACTATTGCTTGGTCCAGCGAGTTTGATTGTTTCGTTGGCCTTCCCAATTTTGATAAGCTCTTTGCGCAATTATCCTATTTGCATATGCACGGTGCAGAGCGTACACAAGCTATTTTGAATGGTTTGTATGCTTCTTTGTGGGTTCATAAGCCAACACGTGTTCGATTTCGCGAGTTCGTATCACGGTTGTCTGATGTTCGTCACTACCAGTTCGCACTACCAAACGATTTGTTT